CCTTCGGTGTACAGGGCCTCGACGAAGTTGGCCATCTGACGACGACGATGCATCATCTTCTCTTCAGCGTGGCGACGCTCGAGTTCGGCGTATTTGTGCTTCAGAGACTGCAGCTCTTCGTACATTTGCTGAGGGAACCCCATGGCTTTGGATTGGCCCATTGAGCCCATGCCGTAGTCCATGCCGCAGCTGGAGTGGTCGGCAGACAGCTCATTGTAGTCCTCCTCTCCTTCATCAACTCCGTCGTCGCCTTCACCCTCTTCGTAGGTAGATCCGAATCCAGTCTTGGTGTAGGGGTCTTTCTTCTCACCGTGCTCTTCCGCGTAGACACCGCCAGACTTTTTCGAAATCTCAGCAGGGTCCTTAACGGTGTCCATAGCGCCTGGGGTCAGTTGCTTGGCCTTGGACTTCTTGCCGTCACCAATGTTTTCACGGAGGCTCTCAAGAGAGGCTTCCTTGAACACACCCGAGGGGCCAGTCACCTGGTTCTCGTCATCGACACTATCCATAGCGCCAGGAGTCAGCTGCTTAGACTTAGCTTTGGGTTCACCCTTGTAGGACTCAGCATAGGCTCCATCGGGTCCAACAATCTGACCTGCAGTGTCAGTGTCGTCCATAGCGCCAGGGGTCAGCTGGCGATTCTTGGACTTCTTGCCATCGCCGATTTCTTCGCGAAGGGTTTCCAGGTTAGCTTCGCCAGAGATGTCGCCTGTCTCATACTCAGCGTGCTCAACCATCTTGCTACCCTTCATTGACTTGCGGGCGGTTGTAACACCGTCTTCGCCGGTCATTTCGTCAGCTTGGGGCTCAGCATACAGCAGGTTGTGGGTGCCAACCGATTTGGCACGGGCATCGGAGGACTTTTGACGGATAACACGCATAGATCCGTCGGACATGACATTAACGGTCTTCACAGCGAAGATCTCGTCATCAGGCATTTCTTCCGACTCAGTGGGCATCTTGGTAGCGCCGTCATCACGACCATAAGGGTCGTTACCGTCTGAAACTTTCGGGGCGTTGACACCGTAGCTCTTAGCGTCTACGTCGTACTGGTCCATGTTGTTGACACGCTCGTAGTTGTCAGACTGACCAGCCCAACGCTCAGCGCCATCCGCTGCCATTTCAGAGTCTTTGGCAGTCTTCATGCGGTCGACGTCTTGCTCGCCGTTTTCGGCAGTGTGCATGCGATCGCGATCTTGCTCACTGGATTTGGCGGTCTTCATGCGACCGACATTGCCGTCCGCGTCGGACTTACCGGTCTTCATGCGGTCGACATAACCGTTATCGGCAGAGCGAGCGGTTTCGTAGCGGCCAGTAGGATCTTCAGCGTGGTCAGCTGGGCCAGGGCCACCGTCGCCACCGTGACGTTTCATCACGCCTGAGTCGGTCATGTCGTCTTCGGCATGCTTGACTTCCATGCCTTTTCCTTTCGCTTTGGCTTTCATTTCTTCGGCCTTTTTCTTGAAGGCTTCGGGCATTTCGCCGTGTTTTTCATCGAGTTTTTTCTCGTCAGCTTCTTCGTAGACATTCTCTACGACTTGCATAACTTGGCCGTGGGCACCTTTGGCGTGCTTCCGGCTGATTTTTCCTTGGTCCATAAATTCCTCTTCCGGAAATTGAGTTTCGAGGTCAGCCGTCTGCTGAGAGATTTCAGTGCCTTCGCGACCCGTGTGTTTGCTGGTTTCTTTGAATTGGGGAGCGTCAGGGTTTGCCATTTGAGCGGCGTCCCCTTGACTCGTTGCCGAAGACCCGGCAACTTCTTGCGTGTTTTCAGTTGTTTGCGATTGTTGGTTCTCTTGCAGGTCTTTGACCGCACTCGACACATCCTCTCGGACGGCATCGAGTTTCTCGCGGAGCATTTCGAGAGGGCTTTTTTCCACAATCAAGGTGGGCCCAAGGTCCTCATCGAAGATGTCGGAAGGAGCGAGAGAAACGGCGAAGTCGTAGACTCCCTCTGCTTCCGAGAAAGAGAAGGGTTCTAAACCTTTCACTGCAGGGGGAGAGGCCCCCAGCAGAGCAAGGTGGCGAGCACTCCACTTCCCCTTGTGAGGGTTTATTGCGCTGTCAGGCGAGTAAAAGGAGATCGAGACCTTGCGGTAATGACCTTCTTTTACTAAATCTCTAGCAGTATCGGTAAAAGCAACGTCAGCATAAAGATTTCCGCCTTGCTGGCTGAACCCTTTGATCCAGCCGTAGGCAGGAGTGCTGTCGTTATCACCGGCATGCCCGATAACAAGGGGAGCTTCGTGGATGGAGGGGTCGTAGTTTTTCACTACCTGCTCAAGATCCTTTTCAGAGAAGTGCCTCTGAACACCTTGGGCAGAAGTTTGGTCCCCCGCCTTGAACACATGAATCTTTTTTGTGAACACCGTGTTTAGTAGTGACCCGTTATACGTTTTTTACCCTACTTATCCATCTCTACGGCTTCGTCTTCTGATATAATCTGATTGCCAAATGGTTTCTTCCCTTCTTCCTCATCTTCATCTTCATAAGGCAACCCTAAGAGTCTCATGATGTCTTGGTCAGATAATTCATCCTCTTCAAGGGGCTCACTAATTGCATCGGCTTGAGATTCTTCAGGAGTTGCCCCAGCAGGGGTTTCCATAGCATTCGCAGCAGCCTGCAGCTCTTGGCTCGCTGCTGCCTCTTCTGCCGGAGGGGCTCCGGCTTGGTCCCCACCGAAAATAGAGCCGAACAGGTCTTGATCTTGCTCCGGATCAAAAGTAGTCCCTTGTTCTTGCTCGCCCTCATTATCTTTTTTCTCTTCTAACTCGACACGGAAATGACGTTGAATCCATTCCTTGCGAGGGGTATATCCCGACTGGATTAGTAGGGAAACGTCCGGTACCGTAAGGGGAGATTCCTCAATACGGAATTCACGAGTTAGGATTGGCGCGGCAACATCTGTACCAAAGTTCAAATCAACAATCCACCTGACCAGTGTTTGTGTTAAAGTTTGAGACAGGGTTTCAGACAGTTCGCTGGCGCGAACCACGCGAATGGTGTTTGCTACTTGAGACGAAGCACGTGATCCAGCCTCGGCTTGACCTGCTTCGTCTTCCCCGCAGATTACCAGTGAGATCTCTTTGTCGATATAGTCGATCAGGTTTTTGAAAACCTCGGGGGACCCGGACGGTACGACAAACTCAAGTTCGTACCCTTCCGGAAGAATCATCGCAGTTTCTTGCGAGAGATTGGATAAGTGTCCGTACAGAGTATCCAGTTCTCGCGTGCTTGCGCTGAGCGGTGCTTTCGCAACAGCAGTCGGCGTCGCGTAACGGTCGCCGTAGAGCACGTAAGACTCGATGGCACGGCGCCGAAACTTGACGAGAGGATAAAGAATCCGGCCCAAAGCAGCACCGTACGGGTCACCGTTGTGCGAAACATAGTATCGGGATACAATAAATTTCCGTTGAGGTAGTTCGACGCCCTCAAACATCCGGTTAAAGGTGAGGCAACGCATGGTAAACCCTGTTTGGGCATCCTCGGATTCCTGGAAGACGAAACGGCGTTGATCCCGCATTCGAACGTCAAAAGGGATGACTCCGCGCTTGGTTTTCTTCCACATTATTTCCCCAACTGAGAAACCTGTGACCATGGCTTCTGCCATTCCAGTGTAAACACGGTCTATGTTCATCTCCTCGAGAACTTCGGCAACGAAATCCCGAACTGCGAGATCTCCGGGTTTATCTGAGTATTCTTGAACGTACCAAGGCCGAGAGGTTACTTCTTGAAGAAGTTTGCGAAACGATGCTTGAACTGCCTCGTCGTAAAGGAGACGTTGATAGACTATTAGGGCTCGGTTGCCACCCTTTTGCAGTAAGATATCATCTTGGGGCCTCACGATCGTATTTCCAGCGCCCGTGAAGGGCGAGGATGAACCAAACATGTAAATTGACGCCAAATTGTATGGATCTGACGTGTAACGGGCTACTTCACCCGACGGGACTGGGGCTGTTTTAAAGCGTTGAGCCACTATTTTTCTCCCGAATGAGTTCGTAGATGTTGTTTCATGTTACCTTGGCCACCTCGTATTTCTTTGCCACAAACCTCGCATACCAACACTGGGCGAGTTTCATGACTCTTTGATAACGCT